GGTGACTAAGCGTTACGACATTAAAATGACGGTACACGACGAGCTGGTATGTCTTGTTCCGGCGCAGGAAGCAGTAGAAGGGTTGCAGTGGGTTCTGGCGCAGATGACAAAAGAACCGAAGTACATGCCGGGGATTCCCTTGGCGGCTGACGGCGGGCACCACCGTAGATATGGTAACGCTAAAAACTAAGGAGAAGTATGGATATCCCAAAAAAGATAACGGTCGGCGCTAGAGAGTATAGCATCGAGATCGTGGAAGCCTTGCTGGACAAAGCAGACTACGTAATGGGTACGGTTAATTTAACGCATCAGAAAGTTAAGATAGCTCAAAAAAGCAACAAAACGGGACAGGTATTTACCAGCGCGCAGATGTCGGATACCTTTTGGCACGAAGTAACGCACGCAATACTGCACGACATGGGGAGTAAGTTGTACAATAACGAAAAGTTCGTCAATGGTTTTTCTGATCGTTTAAACAAAGTAGTCCTAACCGCAAAGTTCTAATATGAAACCTGTATCGTGGAGCCACTCGGCGCTCAAAGAATTTGAAGGCTGTAACAAGCGCTATCAAGAAGTTAAAGTTCTCAAGAATTACAAATTTGAGGAGTCAGAAGCGACACGATACGGAACGGCATTTCACTTAGCCGCAGAAGAGTATGTACGAGATGGAAAACCACTACACGCGCACTTTGCTTTTGCTAAGGAAACATTGGATGCCTTGCTGTTAAAGCCCGGTCGCAAGCTATGCGAGTACAAGATGACGCTGACTAAGGAACTAAAACCTTGCGGTTGGTACGACAAAGAAGCATGGGTTCGCGGTATGGCGGATTTGTTAATTGTTGATGACGAAAACTTTACTTGCTACGTAGTGGACTACAAGACGGGCAAAGACAAATACCCTGACCGTGAGCAGTTGAAGTTAATGGCGATGCTGGTCTTTGCACACATGCCACACATCAGGAAAGTAAATGCGGCGCTGCTTTTTGTTGTTAAGAACTCGATGGTTAAGACCAAGATGACTTTCGATCAAGCAGAACCAGAATGGTGGGCCTACCGCGAACGTGTAGGCCGTATTGAACAAGCGCATGAGACAGGCGTATGGAACGCAAAGACATCTCCATTATGCCCGTGGTGTCCCGTTAATACCTGTGCGCACCACCCAAGACATTGAGGAAAATAAAATGGAAAATATTAAAGAAGCTGACTGGGTAGGGATACGCTTAATGTTTTTGCTTGTTGCGTACGATCCAAGTATGTATCTGAATCCTGAAGTATATAGAGCAAAAGAATACTACACAAAAAAGTATATGTTTAGTACGGATACCTGGGAAAAAATTACTGTTATCTTGGCGCAAGATAATGGGATACGGGGTACTTTTTCAGCAAGAGGTGTAGAGCTAAACAGAGTTCTTGAAAATAGTATAATAGTAACAAGATCGGGAGACAAAGATGGCAACGAAAAGAAACTATAAAGCTGAATATAAGAGGGACTTAGAAACAGGTAAGTCCGGGCCGGGGTCTGATCAACACGAACGGCAGCGCGCTAGACGTATGTATGACGCCGCAGGAATTGATCGTACTGGCAAGGACATCGACCATAAAAAGCCAATCCGTAAAGGTGGCAAGTCTGTTAAAAGCAATCTGCGCTTACGTGACCCATCAAAGAATCAAGGGGATAATAAATAATAGAAGAGTCCAGTACGTAACTTCGGGATAAGTACAGCCTTGGTTAAAGTCCAAGGGCCAAGACGCATGAGGAGTGGCAGGCATGAAGCCGGTCAGTGGATTTGTTTTCAGCGAAGCGGTGGCCACCGAGCGTATGAGCTGCCTTAATCCCGGTACTCTGTATGGGTCGCACCCATAACAGTCTTCAGTCGTGTTGGTAAAAACAATAGCCGGACAATTTGTCCGGGTACTACAAATGGAGAAGCATCTTGCAGATCATTGACAACAAGGCGTTGCTGTTTAAAACACGCAACCCTGAGAAATTTTCAATTATACCGAAGCATAAAATAGTTTCAGAAGACGACGATGGCAACTACGAAATTGCAGTCTACTGGGGCCTTGATGAAGTTAGAGTATTACGCAACTTAGGCGTAGAGAATGTACCGTCTCCTATTACGGGGCGCTATGAATGGCCTGGTAAGTACAAGCCAATGGCGCATCAAATGGAAACAGCGGCGTTCTTAACGATACACCGCAAAGCGTTTGTGTTCTCTGAGCCCGGCACAGGTAAGACGTTGGCGGCATTGTGGGCAGCAGACTACTTGATGAAATTGGGGCGTGTAAGGCGTGTGTTGATTCTGTGCCCACTATCTATCATGCAAGCGGCGTGGCAAGGCGATTTAAGTAACAGTATTATCCATAGGTCTGTCGTTGTGGCGCACCATACGCAAGCTACCCGGCGTATCGAAATGGTTCAGGATGACTATGAGTTTGTGATTACGAACTACGAAGGATTGAACTTAATTGCGAATGAGATAAACGCAGATGGTAGGTTTGATCTGGTCATCGTTGATGAAGCAAATTCTTATAAAAATATTAACACACAGCGTTGGAAATCGTTGAACGCAATTATTAAACCCGAGACAATGCTGTGGATGATGACGGGAACGCCTGCAGCGCAGTCGCCGTTAGATGCGTATGGTCTAGCCCGACTGGTTAATCCAACGCTAGTACCGAAGTACTACACCGCGTGGCGTGATAAAGTAATGCACAAGTTGACGATGTACAAATGGGTACCGAAGCAAGAAGCGACAAATATCGTGCATACAGTTTTACAGCCAGCAATTAGATTCACCAAAGCCCAGTGCTTAGACCTACCGCCAGTACTGACGACGACACGCGAAGTACCATTAACACCACAGCAGAACAAGTACTATAACCTGATTAAAGAACAGATGCTGTTCAAAAGTTCGGGAGAAACAATCAGTGCCGTCAATGCCGCAGCGAGTGTTAGTAAGTTGTTGCAGATTTCTTGTGGCGCTGCACTCACGGATGAAAAGCAAGTAATGGAGTTTGACTCTGCGCCACGCTTACATGTACTAGAAGAAATCTTGAACGAGACAGATCGTAAAGTAATTGTGTTTGCGTTGTTCCGAAGCACCATCGACACGATCTTGGGGCACATGGAAAAGAAAGGTATCAAAGCGGAGTGTATCCACGGAGACGTACCCCCAAGCAAACGCGCTGACATTATTCGACGCTTCCAGCATGAAAATGAAACACAGATATTAGTTATGCAGCCGCAAGCAACAGCGCATGGTATTACATTAACCGCCGCAGATACTGTTGTTTTTTATGGCCCCTTAATGTCTGTTGATCAGTACATCCAGTGTATCGCCCGAGCAGACCGTAAGGGCCAAGATTCAAAAAGCGTCACTGTAGTACACATCCAAGGCTCACCGATTGAGCGCAAGATGTTTAAGGCTTTGGAGTCCCGTGTATCGGATCACTCATTGCTTACCCAGATGTTTGATCAAGAAATTAAATCTTAAAAAGGAGTTGCCAAGCAAAAATACATACCTTAGAATGTCTAACCTTAAACACATAAAACAGGAGAAGTAAAGTGAGTGATAAAATTCCGATGGACAAACTTGCTGCGATTTACATTAAGATACGCAACAGGATGGCAGAGCTTACCAAAGCGTATGACACCGAAATCGAAGGACTGAAGGATCAGCAAGAAAAAATTAAGTTCGCTCTCAAAGACTTTATGCAGGACGCAGGGCTAAGTTCTTTGAAAACAGATAGAGGTACGGTGTCCTTGACTAAGAAGACCCGCTACCAAACGCAGGACTGGGACGAGTTTAAGAAGTTTTTATTAGAGCACGATGCACTAGATTTACTGGAGCGCCGAATAGCACAAGGTAATATGGCACAGTTTTTGGAAGAGAACCCAACGCTGTTGCCCCCCGGCTTGAACGCCCACACAGAGTATGATGTATCAGTACGTAAACCAACTTAATCAAGGAAATAAAAATGTTAGAGATTCCTACATGCACTGTAACAGGCTTAATGGCAAAGGTAAAAAATACAGAGTACCTGTACCACGGACTGCTTACCATCTGTATCCTTACACTAGAAAATGGTTTTACTGTAACGGGCGAATCCGCTTGTGCACACGAACTTAAGTACAACCGTGCAATGGGCGAACATCTCGCATATAAAAACGCATTTGAAAAGCTGTGGCCTCTGGAAGGGTATCTCTTAAAAGAGCGCCTTTTTAATGAAGTAAAATAAACCAACTTAATCAAGGAAATAAAAATGTCTAACCTTTCAATCTTCGCAAACAACGCAGCAACCCCATCGTTTGCCCGCAACAACGTAGTATCCGAAATCGCCAAGGCTTTGCTGGGCGGTGCTGTTTCCAACATGAAGCGTATCAGTATCAAGGGCGGTGTATTCCGCTTGCTGGCCGGTGGTAAAGAAGTCGCGGCAATTGACGAGCGCTTTCTGGATGTCATCGTCGTTAAGGCCGCACCGAAAGTAAGCCGTGTGTTCTACGCCAAGCAGTACGATAGTGAAGCTGTAGCAGGCCCTGATTGCGCTAGTGCCGATGGAGAAAAGCCAGATGCAAATATCAAAACACCACAGAGTGCCAACTGCATGAGCTGCGCGCAGAACATCTCGGGTTCGGGTAAAGAGAATAGCCGTGCTTGCCGCTATCAACAACGTATGGCTGTAGTACTGGCAGCAGATCCAGAGGGCGACGTACTGCAACTGTCCTTACCTGCAACATCTATCTTTGGTAAAGAAGAAGGGGATAAGCGCCCACTACAAGCGTTTGTTCGTCACTTGGCTGTACAAAATCCACCGATCAACCCAGAGCAGATCGTTACTCGGATGCGCTTCGATACTAAGTCAGAGTCGCCAAAGGTTTTCTTCCAGCCTATGCGTTGGTTGACCGAAGTTGAGTATGAAATTATTCTGGAGCAAGGCGCTACTGAAGACGCTACGGCAGCATGTTCTATGGGTACTGCCGCCGCTGATGGCGTTGCAGCCCCGTTGCAGTTAGCTGGAAGTAATCCCACAGTAGTAGCTAAGGCCACACCTCCGGTAGTTCCAGTAGTAGAAGATATGGAAGATGCGGAGCCAGAAGCACCGGCACCGAAAGCAACACGTAAGGCACGCCCTAAAGCTGCTGAAGTACTTGAAACCGCTACTATAGAAATTGCCGAACCTGCGGTACGTAGTACTGCGGCAAAAGTAAATGCAGTTCCTGCAGGTAATAGCGCGCTGGCTGATATCGTTGCCGGTTGGGATGACTCAGACGAATAACTAAGGATGGGGG